TTGATTATCGAACATTGCGAAGCAGACGTATTGGTCCTTAGGGACGTGTTCGGAAAGCTAAAGAAGCTCGTTCACGTAATGCACCGATGAGAGTGGGCGTGGTCGGCAGCGGCCAAGTCGCCCAACACATCGTTGCCGAAGCTAAGGAAACAGGGCTTGACGTCGTACTCATCGGCCGTGCCGATGGGCCTACGGTTTCTAAACGTGCATTTGATCCCAACCGGACGTGGGTGGACGAGGAGGACTTGATCCTCGCTGTTGCCGACTGCGACGTTGTGATCAACACGGCTGCGTTCCGTGATCTAAACGCGTGCGAAAAAGACTCAGAACTCGCCCGGAAAATAAATATCGACCTGCCTAGGCTCCTATCTCAGAAGGGGCCCAGGCAGGTCTTTTTGTCTACGGATTACGTCTTCCGAGGCTTGCATGATAGTAAGCGCAAAGAAGACGACCCCACCGACGCTATGTGTGTCTACGGGGCTACCAAGGCAGCTGGCGAGCGGGAGGTCCTAGCATTGGGTGGGGCGGTCGTAAGGATCGCCTCGCCCTGGGGCATATACCCAAGCCCGGAGCGGCCGCACTTTGTGGACACGATTGTCCCCAAGGGCATTGCTGCTGGCGGGCTGGACATGCCAACGGATCAACATTTCTCACCAACGTACCTTCCTGACGTGGCCGGTATTATCCTGGACGTGGCTACCGAGCCAGGGATGTCCGGGATATTCCATGCGGTCAATGGCGGGTCAACCAATTGGAAGGACTTTACGGCGTACATCTTTGAGGTTCTAAAGTCGAAGGTAAAAGTAACCGGATCTGTAAGGAGCGACATACTTCGCCCCAAGTTCGGCGCTCTTTCAAACACCAAGCTGCCCCGTCCTAGACACTGGGCGCTTGCTTTGGAAGAGTACCTGAAGGGGACGGTTCGAGCAGAGGATAGACGATGAATATCTTAATCACAGGTAACCTTGGGTATCTAGGGTCAGTGCTAACAAACATGGCCAAGATGCACGGTCACAACGTTCACGGTCTTGACAATGGGATGCAAGTTGCCACCCTAATCAAAGAGGATATGGTATACGATGTGGACGCACAGTACGCATCGATCAAGGACATGGGTGACACCAGGTACGACGTTGTTTACCATCTGGCGGCTATATCCAACGATCCAATGGGGGATGCCTACGCAGACCTAACTCACGCGACTAACGTCGTTCTGGTTGATGCGCTATGCGCCAGGTACCCGGACGCACGTCACGTGCTTGCCTCCTCGGCATCTGTCTACGGGGCGATCCCGTCTACGGACATTGCCGATGAGAGGTACCCGTTCAACCCGCTTACCGCGTATGCAGTGAGCAAGGTTGAGGCGGAGAAGGTCGTGAGGAGTCACTGGGAGTACTCCATATTGCGCATGGGCACACTGTGGGGCGGGTCACCCAACTTCCGTAGGGACATCGTAGTTAACGCGTTTATGCACGAGGGGATTCACTCTGGGGTTATCCGGCCCAAAGCACAGGCCAGGCGACCAATGCTCCACGTGGCTGATGCTGCGCGGACAATGATGTTGGCCGGAAGATCTGGCCTATGGATGAACCGGGTGGTCAACGTTGGGGCAGAGAACACGACGGTCAGCGATATCGCCAAGGCTGTTGCATTCTACCTTGCCATTGACGTTGATTGGTCGGAATCCAAAGAGCCGGACAAGCGCGACTACGCGATGGACTGCTCAAGGTATAACAGTATCTCAGCTGAGCTGGCACCCCTTCTTAGGGTAGGGGACATTGGTGCAATGGCCGGCGTTCGGTCTTCAGTTCTGGCTTACGGTAAGCCGTACCCCACCAGGCTAGAGCAATTGCGGACGTGGTTTGACAACTACAAAAATCCGTGAGAGAATATGGTCGTAGAGACCAATTTCTACGAGGGCTCCTGCGTAGGTCTCCGCAGGAGCCCTCAACTATCTGAGACTAGGTGGCGATATGTACGTTAAGGACAAGATCGACCAGGTTCTAAGGGACCGTAACGAGGTCGGTAGGCCGTCTAAGAGAAAGTGGCGAGGCAGCCTTCTTGGTGGATGCGTCCGGGCGCACTGGTACTCAGCCAACGGCGTGCCTGCTTCGGAGCCATTTACCGATGACACCCTGCGAGTATTTGCAATGGGTAATGCGGTTGGTGACTTCCTGGAGAAGGCACTGCGCGAGGCGTACGGAGACAGGATTAGATTCGAGGTTCCGGTGGTATCTGACGAGTTCGATTTCGCTGGAAACATCGACGCCCTGCTCCAGCTAGAAAGCGGGAAGGTGGTAGTCCTTGAGTTCAAGAGCATTAAGCACCAGGGATTCATCAGGCTCAGGGAGCCAAAGCCGGAGCATGCCATACAGGTGGCATCATATGCCCGGCTCATTGGAGCTGAGGACATCGAAGCGTGGGTCGTGTACGTCGACAAAGAAAACTACGATATCCTCGAGTTCCAGGTGGACGTGCCGTCGTGGGCGGACCGAGCCAGGAGAATCCTGAATGTGCTAGACTACTACGGCGACCGGAAACCGCCACGGTTGCCAGAGGCCGACACACGGAAGTGGCCGTGTGGATGGTGCAATTGGCGGACGGAATGTCTAGGAGGTACAAATGGCTGAGGCCAAGAAGACCCTAGCTGCCAAGCTCGTGGACATCATGAAGGCAGTGGGATACATCCGCAAGTCTGGTACGAACCAGGCCCAGGGGTACAAGTACGTAATGGCCACCGACGTAGCGGACGCTGTCCGTGAGGAGATGGCAAAGAACAACGTGTCGATGGTTCCATCGTCAGTCGATGTTGTTGCAGAGGGGCTTACGCCTAGCGGCAAGCAGACCCTCCTTACACTTCGATTTACGTGGACGCTGACAGATGGAGATACTGGCGAGACGATTTCGTTCCAGTCCATTGGCACAGGATCGGATAGCAGCGACAAGGCTGCGTACAAGGCGGCCACCGGTGCGCTCAAGTACGCACTCCTGACCGCTTTCCTGATTCCTACAGGCGATGACCCGGAGAATGACAGCGGCGACAAGACAATTGCCGATGCAGCTGCTAGAATCTTCGAGGCTAAGCCGGCGGCCAAGACGCCCGCCAAGACAGCGTCTGCAGATTTTGAAGGAGTGGACTTCTAATGGAACGACTTGACATTTGGTTCGGCAAGGAGCCGCCTGTACGAAAGCGCATCGAGAAGCTAGGGGTCAACGCCCTGACCTTCCGCGGCCAGGCACAGACGGCGGAGTATGACTGGTGGGTAGCCAACAAGAAGAATGGTTCGGAGCCAGCCGTGCGCTACATCAACGCATCGATCACTGTGTTCGACGAGGCTCTGTCAGAGCACGTCGAGAAGATCTACGCTTCGTACACCAAGAAGTTGGAGTCGGATACGCGTGACCCGCGTCCCCACATCCACATCATTGGCCGGTACAGCGGCGACAAGAAGCTCTCTGATGATGGCAAGCGATACTTCGTCGACTTCAATGTTGTCGAGGCTAGCCCGCTCATCTTTGGGCCACTGCGTAAGTGAGCGTAGAGTTCAGCGGCGCCAGGGCTGTCATCGAGGCTTCTCGATGCGCCCTGGACCGCGAGTACTCTAAGCGTGATCACGCGGAGTGCGAATGGTGCGTCCACGTTCCGGCAGACATTGTCAAGAGCGTTTGGATGTGGGTTCGTAACCCTGTTAATGCCGCAGAGATCTCCAAGGAAGATCGAGGCGAGGAGCAGCTCTGGTAGCGCTGGTCTTGGCGGTGGTCATGTCGATCTGTCCTCCTGGTCCAGCTGACAAAGACAGGGGGTGGGCGTCATGGTACGACTCGCCAATGAAGTCCAGTCATCTCTACAACAATCCTTGGTACACTCGTGGCAAAAACAAGGTTCTAAACTTCGCGGCGGTCAAGTCATTCAGGTGGAAAGACACGCCGTACAATATTCAGGTATGCTCGGTCAAGACCGGCAAGTGCGTCATCGCCAAAGTAGTCGACCATTGTGCCGGCTGCACCGGAAAGCGACTAGTCGATCTAAGTCCGATACTATTCACAGCGCTTGGAATCCCGCTCCATCATGGAGTGGCCAAGGTGGTTCTCAGGAGGGTAGATGGCAATAAAGGGTCCTCTTACTGCAGCCCAGCGGCGCGGTAGGAACAATCGAAAGAGAGGTAACGCAATTGAGCTCTGGGCCTGTAAGGAACTTGGCATTTCTCGTACGGGAATGTTTGGAGGGAAGGCTGATGGGGGCAGACACGATGAGTGGCTGGTCATTCAAGTCAAGTCTGGACCGTCGAACTTCTCCGAGAAGGTTTGGGGGCTTCTTGAGTCGCTTAAGCCGAATGCTTCGCAGCTCAAGGCGGTAGTCTTTGCCAGCGCTGATGGTCCAGGAGTCAAGCGCCGGGCTTATGTGATAACAGAACTGGACGACTTTAAAGAATGGTTTGGAGGAAAATATGGAACAGATTCCACAGATATTGAGTAAGGGAATCTTCCTGGACGCACGTGGGTTCTTCCAGGAAGTAGCTAAAGACGGTGACGACATCATGAACGCTCTCGGTTCTATTCGACAGGTCAACATGAGCAAGAGCAAAAAGGGCACGCTACGCGGCATACACGCACAAACCGGAATGTCCAAGGCTATGTGGGTCCCTTATGGGGCAGCACAGATTGTGGCGGTAAACCTTGACGTCACATCAAACGACTTCGGCCAGGTGGTCACGCATCATATGACGGCTGGCGATGGGAAGATCTTTTGGGCTCCGGACAATTGGGGTAGAGGATTCTTGGCACTAGAGGAGGGCACCATCGTGACATATGCGTGCTCAGACGTCTATAGGCCAGGACTTGAGTTTGGCGTCAACCCGATGACGTGCGGCGTCAGCTGGGACTTTAAGAATATATCCGATGTCGAGCTTCTTGTTAGCGACAAGGACCGCGACGCTAAGCACATTGGAGATTTGAAGAAATGATTCCAAAGAAAGCAAAGAGCAAGCCTTCCATCGACCAGGCGTTGATGGAGTGGCGAGTAATATTCTCCGGAGTTCTCCAGACGATCTACGATTCGCAGGAAGTCGATTCAGAGTACGGCGAGCGAAATGACACAGCAGTCGAAGTTGCAGCCCAGGTTGCAGCTGAGATCTGGAAGGGAGTTGACCATGGCGACGACGCCTGAAGAAGTACAGCAACAGCCTAAGTTCGCCCAGCGAGTTATGGATAAGATCACGGCACCGGTCGGCGATCACGCAGGAAAGCAGAGAGTGGTATTCGTGGCGATTGCGGCGGCAGCTACGACAGCACCGCAGCCGTTTGCCGGTCTAATGGCGGCTCTCATTCTTGCCCTGGCGTACGACCGTAAGCGTTGATTCACTTCACTTGCCCTCAGTGTGATAGTGAGGCAGTATCGCCTCACCGAAAGAGGGCAAAGAAGTTCTTGGTTTATGGGGCCAGGCAATACGTTGCGAGGATGTACGTGTGTGGCAATTGCCGGCACAAGTTTATCGTGGTATCATTTATAGCTCGCGGCAAGGCGGCCGCTGCAATAGAAGAGAGGTTGGAAGATGAGCATTGACTTTAATAAGTACCAGAAAGATTCTTCCGCCACATCCGGCGCGTTCCAAGACCTTTACAGCGACCAGGCTAGGCTTGCCATCGCCGGTCTTGGGCTGGCCGGGGAGGCTGGCGAAGTTGTTGATTACCTTAAGAAAGTTGTTGGGCATGGGCACAAGCTCGACAGGGACAAGTTGGTGAAAGAGCTGGGCGACGTGTTGTGGTATGTGGCAGAGATCTGCAGCGCGATCAACGCGGATATGTCAGACGTGGCGCAGCAGAATATAGACAAGCTCAAGGCCAGGTACCCTGATGGGTTCAGCAGCGAGCGGAGCATCAACCGTGCGGTATGACGTCCCGCAGTCGTTCAAGGATTATTTCTACAATCTTTACGGGGATTGCTGGGAGATCCTTGTCTCCAGGCAGCGCGGCTACGGTCCTACCAACATCGAGGCCCTGGGCCCTCATGGGGTGTTCTCTCGCCTTGCTTCAGACAAGTGCGCCCGGGTGTGGAACTCCATGAACGGCAGCATCGATGGCGGTAAGATAAATCTAAACGAGGACTGGTACGGGCCTGAGGTCCGTGACGCTCTAATAGATATCGCTAACTACGCCATGATCATGATTTCTCTGGGGGAGGAAAAGTGGTCTACGCTAGCGAGGGACAAAGATGGCGAGCAGGGCTGAGGTTGAGCTGGAGCGCCTCATCTCCGGCAGAAGGTTCACAGCAGAGCAGATAGAGGCAGTACGTTCTTCGATTGTTCGCGGCGACGTCGACACCATTGCACATGCCGCAGCCGGGGGGATCGCCCTAGCGTTAGAGATAATCAGGAAGTATGAACAAGAAACCCAAAGACGCAGCAGCTGAGTTCTTCCGGCGCGATGCCATCAAGCAGGGTATGTCCCTCAAGGACTACTGCGACAAGTATGGCATCGACTACTGGGAGCTAGTCGGCAAGAAGCGCCCAGAGGTGTCGATCAACCAGACCCAGGTGACTTGACGGTCCCTGGGTCCTCTGCTAGTATGCCCATAGAAAGGAGGCCATCTATGGATATGGCATACAATAAGGAGCAGTTCCAGGGCCGCTATTACAGGGGCAACTGGGATGTTCCTCAGGTTCACAAGATGCTAGACTGGGCTGTTGAGCGAGCAGTGCACAACGGCCATACGTTCCTGAGACTGGTGGTTGACGACAACAAGACTTATGCGTTAAACTGCCTGTATTGCGAGTCGTGGGCTTGCATCTCATCCTATGCCGATGACTTCGGCATCTGGGGTGGAGTAGTATATCGAGAGTGCAATGGAGGCCAAGATGAATGAGGTACAGGATTTCTGGATTTACTGCCCATCTGTGGGCAAGAAGCATGGGCTTCTAGAGCTCATGAAGAATGATTCGGGCGGGCTAATGCTTTACTGCCCTAAGTGCTACAAGCCCCGCAAGAAGCGAGGTAGCTGATGCACGTAGCCCCGCATGACCAGATCGCTGAACAGGCCCTGGTTGGCAGCATTCTGATCGATCCGTCGATCTTTAGCCAGATGTCTGAGCTGATCAAGCGAGACGACATCTACAACCCAGGACTCCAAGAGGTGTGGGGCGCATTCGAGCGCCTCGATTCTAAGGGTGAGCCTATTGACCAGGTCACAGTGTACGAGGAGTCCAAGTCGTACCCGGGGATTGCTAACATCATTACGGAGACTATGACATCTACTCCATACGCAGGTAATCCGCAGGCGTATGCGAAGATCGTTGCGGATAACGCGGTCTACCGCCGGCTGATTGAAGCAGCCCGCAAGATCGCTGAGCTGGGGTACAGCTCGCCTGAGTCGACTGAGTCAGCTCTGGACAGGGCCGAGTCGATCCTTTTCTCCGCCAGCCGAAGCCAGCGCAGCGGTAGGTTCTGGACAGCACCAGAGATGGTGGGCCGTGCCTACGACCGCATCGCTCGCATCGCGGCGGGGGAAAGCAGGGCAGGTGTGCCAACCGGTATCGCCAGTATCGACCGCGTCACCGGAGGGTGGCAGAAGTCTGACCTGATCATCATTGCCGCACGCCCTAGCGTCGGCAAGACAGCTTTGGCTACGACGATGGCCATGAACGCCGCAGCTACCGGAAAGAAGATTGCTATCTTCTCCATCGAGATGAGCTCTGAGCAGATCGGTGCTCGAATGCTATCTGCTTCCAGTGGTGTTCCGCTACAGAAGATTAGACAGGGAGTCGACAATGGCATGGACCTGGCTAGGATCGCTGCCGGCGTGTATGAGGTGGAGCGTGCCGACATCAACGTCGATGACTCTCCAGCCGCAACTCCTGGCGAGCTGCGGTCCAAGTGCCGCCGACTACTCTCTGATCGCGGCGTCGATCTCATCATCGTCGATTACCTTCAGCTGATGAGTCCGGACCGCGTATCTAAAGATGGCAACCGCGTCAATGACGTGAGCGACATCAGCCGTGGTCTTAAGATGCTAGCACGCGAGCTGAACGTTCCGGTCATTGCGTTGTCGCAGCTCTCTCGCTCATCAGAGTATCGAGAGTCCGGAGAGCCACGATTGTCCGACCTTCGCGACAGCGGAGCTATTGAGCAGGATGCCGACGTGGTGTTGATGCTCTGGAAGAAGGGCGACGTTGCGTTTGACGACATCGACGAGACCGTGTATGCTAAGATTGCCAAGCACAGGAATGGGCCGACCGGTTTGGCTGAGCTACAGTTCCATCGACCCACTGCAAAGTTTAGCGAGGTAAGATAATGATCAGGATCGAGTTAGAAGCTTGCGAGCATGGTCTATGCCAGTGCATGGCCACCAGGATTGAGAAGGACATCATGCCGGAGGCTCATGCGATTGGATTCAAAGAAGGCTACGAAGCTGTCCTTGAGAACATGGAGATGATCACTGATGCGGTGGCCAAGCTCGCCAAAGCTGGCAAGGATCACCGGCCAATGGTAAACACATTGATGAAGAGTCTTCATGCTTTTGCCGAGGTCCAAGCTGACGGCAAGGTCGAGGTTAACGAGGAAGCATTTAGGCTCGCAAATTAAAGGGGGGCTGCCTAGCCCCAGGGGGAGCTTTTCCGGGCTTCCTGGGGCTTCTGAGACCGGAATACGGAGGTTTTATGGACGACTTGCAGGCACCGGAATGGGCAAATGGGGCCATTCTATACGACGGATTCGATGATTGCCTCGTTGGGTTCGGGACGCAGTTCAACAGGCCGGTGGCTATCTACGATTACAACAAGTGCCTCGCCAAATTGGATTTGCAGTTCCGGGCAGAGTGCGAGTACGCGAGCGCATGCGAGTGCGACCACGATCTCGAAGCTCAGGAGTGGATGGACTTCAACGTCACCGGTGGCTGGGTCGGGAATCACACTCCAATATTTTTGATGAACAGCGAGGGCCCGTAGCTCAACGGTTAGAGCACCGAGCTTATATCTCGGCGGTCCCAGGTTCGAATCCTGGCGGGCCCACCATCCTCGCCCACTTCGCCTGCGTGATAGTGGTTGCTTTCGTCCGGTCAGCAGTATAAAAAATCCCCAGTGCCGCGTTCAGCACCGGGGATCTTTTACTTCTTGGTACTTCCGATCATTATTGCTATGGCGAACGCAATTGCGACGAGCAACTTATATATGTTGTCGACGCTTGTGCGATTGTCTAGTTCTTGATCGAATCTGATCTTTGTGAGCTTATCGAATTTTTCGTCGTACTTCCATCCCATTTGTGACTACCTTTCTAGTCATCTGATTTTACTGTTGTTCCTGTTGCGTGTTCTTGTTGACTTAACTCATCAACCCAATAGTTTACCTGCGGATAGACCTCATCTTTTAGGAAGCCGTCCATTCCACCCCAGCCGGATAGTACGAAACCCCAGCATGAGTCTAAGTGCGTTTCCGACTCTTTTTCGCATGCTGCGCACTTGTCTTTGCGAGTGATTACATAGCCTACTACATTGCCATTGATTACGCTGTCGAATGTTTCTACTGCGTTTCTGAGCATTGACTCTAGATCTTCCTTGTCGGTTACATCTAGCGCCTGCTCTTTTGTGAGTGCAGCGAAGCCGCATTGACCGCTGTCCCATGGATCGCTGAACGATCCAGTGCTGAGACGGACTACTCCATGTGCTAGCATGTACAATGGCAATGACATTACATACTTGCCGGAGTCGAGTTCTGCTTGGAACTCGTCCATTGAGTCGCATGTCACATCTGTCTTGATGTGTCGGCCAGTGCCTCTACTGCCTATGATAGTGAACGCCTTGTGATCCTCTGGATCTACATCTAGATCTTGATATACTGCCCATTCGATACCGTGCGCATCGTTGCGCCCGGATTCTAATGGCTTATCCGAGAACGGCATTTGCTACCTCCTTATTGTTTGTCAGCCAGTCATCCACTAGGTGCTCTGCGATGTCGTACCATTGGATTTCATTCCACGCTGCGTTTGCGATGTCGCCTAGTGGCCCATAGGAATGATTGAAGTTGCATGACTGGAAGTCATCCAACCACATTGCATTTGCATATTCTTCTAGCCACTGCGATACCTTGTAGGTAACATCCATTTTGTCCAGGTTTGAGTAACCCTCGTTGATTGACTCGTCTTTGGCAATTTCTTCTATTCTTTCTTCTGCGATATCATAGAATCCTGAATCATTGGTAAGCCATAGATTCATATTCCATGTTTCGTAGTTATGCCAACCGTTGTATTTTTCGCACATAAAACCTCCTAGGGGAGGAGCCGAAGCCCCTCCCCCTGTGATAGTTACTTGACTCCCAACTTCTTGAGTTGCGGCTTTGCCTTGGCAGTGCGGTTGAGATTGACTGCGAATGTGACTACGGCTTTCTCGTAGAGATCGTCGAAGTCTGTATTGTTTGATCCGCAATCGTTTGCATCCCAACTGCCCGTGCTGTAGCCTGCATCTGTTGCGAGCCTTGTTCGTGCACCCCAGCCGGTGTAGTTTTTGAGTTCTTTGATTGCTTCGTGCAGATCACCAACGAATCGAACTGTTGCCATTTGGTGATCTGTGTTGTTGTATCTCTTTGACATCTGTCGTCCGATCTCGACTACTGCCGATTCGAACGCATTGCTGAGGATCTCTACATCAACTTCACCACTCATGTTTACATTGATGTCTTTGATATCTGCCAGTCGTGGCGGTACGCACCTGAGCTTGCTCTTGATTGTCTTACCCATTGTTCTCCTCCTTCTGGCGCTGTACGATGTACGCGCCTGTGCCGAAGTCGTACGAGATATCGTACGATTCATCGAACTTTTCGAACGAATCACCTGCGATGTTGTACTCGAAGACTCTGTTTAGAATGGCATTCAAGAATGACCATCTTTTGTCTTCTTCTACTCCGTCACCATTGATGATTCTGTCCATTTCTTTGCCGGCTAGTTGTGATGCGTTGAGTAAGTTCTTTTGAACTAGCCTTAGATCTCGCAGCACTTCTGGATTGAAGCCAGTCAGTTCGTCGAGATTGTCAACGATCTTGTCTAGTTCGTAGTATAGATCATTGGCTTCTGACTCTGCATCTTTTGCGTACGATGCTGCGTTTTCAGCAGAGTTGCTTGCCGTATATGAGTTACTCCTCGCTGATTCGAGAAGTTCTTTCAATTTCTGAATATCCATTGGTCTCTCCTGTTCTGTCCAGGTTGAAGTCCTGAACACTGCTCAATGCTATTGACTGTGCGTATTCGCATTCGTCGCATAGCCCGTATCCGAAACCCTCCGAGTAAAACCCGGTTTGGACTGGATCGAAGCGCACTGTACAATCAGCGCACTGGATCAGTCTTTTTCTTGCCATTCTCATCACCCCCTTTCATTGGCTCTGCACATTCTAACTCTGCGCATTCCCACGCATAGCAGTTCATTGCTGATGGTTTTCCTGGCCATTTAAACACTGCCATAAATGGATCTGCCCAGACTTTCATTGTGAAGTCTTCGTCGTCTATGATTGCTTTTATGTCTTCCACTGCATCTCTTGCCGATTCGAATGTACCGGCATGGTCTGGTATGCACGCAGCGATGCTGATTTCGTTATGATAGTGGTTCACTGCATGCCTCCACTGTTTCCCATCCGATCTCCTCGTATTCCCAGTCTAGTTCATGTTCGCGTTCTTCTACTTCTTTTGCCGCAATGCTATTGCTTAGAGCATATACGATTGCGCTGCGGTACACATCTTGGTGTTGTACTACCCGGATGCGCTTTTCGTATGTTGGGTGGCATGCTTCGCATGGCCCTGGGCATCCGTGTTTTTCTGGCTGCATGTTTACCATGGCTTGCCAGTTAAACGGTTTCGGTGTTCGATACATATTGCAACTCCTTTCTTACTGACTTGATGATGTCATCTACTAGTGCCAGGCAACCCTCTCTGTCGTTTTGGGTCATTACCCACATTGACATGCAGATTTCCCAGCACATTTGGCAGTAACTCCCTTTTACTGCTCCCCAGTATCCATGCCATAGCACCATTTTGCTTGTCTTGAAGTTGTCTTGGCACCTCCAGCATTTGCTCCTGATTTCTACCATAGGATCAACTGCCCGTTAGCCGCTGCGTGGTTCTTGCACATATGCAGCCCCTTTCTCACATCGAATTGATGTGTTTTGACGATTATATAGCCTAGCCGCCTGCATGTCTTGTATACGCATTTGTAAGCTTGCCGGGTTTTCATTATCCCCTCTTTGTGTAGTGCGCTCTTAGTTCTTCGTTGATTGTGTCACAGATATGGAATGTGAACACGATTATGCCCAGTACTGCCATACCTGTGATGAAGCCGTCGATTATGCTGTTTAGTGCTATTCCTCGGGCAATGCCTGCTCCGATTGCTAGTGCGTATACGAATACCGTTTCCTTCATGAGTACACCTCTTCTACTTTCTCTGCCTCACAACGGCTGCAGAGTTCGCCGGCTGTTGCGCTTGCCGCTAGTACTCTACCGCATTCCCAGCAGCCTTGCCGGTTGCTTGCGTGATAGTACGACTCCTGCTCCCATGCTGGGTCAAGGCTTGCATCGTACTCAGTCTCGCGCTTCATTTTTCCTCCTTGTTGTAGGGGGTAGACCCTAAGGCCTACCCCCTTGCTTCTTGTTATGCTGACGGGTGGGACTCAGCCTGCTCGGCTCGACCCTGAATGCTGGACACGAACACCTGCTGTTGGTAGTTCATGCCCAACTTCACCGTACCTACTGAACCGTGAATGTGTGCGTAGCGTCCGAGATCTGCATTGAGCAGTTCTGCATTGATACCACGCGCAACGCATCGTACCCGCTCAACATTGCGACCATTGCTGATCTCCATGTTGAACACGAAGAGCGCTGGCTTCCCTTCAATGGCAGGATTCCAGACATACGACTGCTTACCACTCATGGTCTTGTCCTGAATCGTTCCGACCAACTCTACCTTGTTCATGTGCCCTCCTTCTAACGATACTGGCAGCCATCTGGCTGCCTGGCGACATTGTGCACGGCCACACAGCGGCTGTGCAACTCTGTTGCACACCCGAAAGGAAATTTGTACCGCGAGCGTAGCGAGCGCAATCAACAGTACATTTCCGTTCAGCCTGAGGGGCCCCATTTATGGGGACTGGCTGATTCGGGCTGGGCCGCATGTGGTCGTGTACAAGTACGACATGGCAGCGAGTGGCTGCATCTGCCGAAGGAGGGTCATGAACTCCAGAGAGTTGGTTGGCGATTCATAAGGCATGAGTGCTTAGTCGTAGGGCTGGGCCTGCTTGCTTTGCCAGCGTGATATCGTGTTAACTATGGCTTTGCATGTTTGCGTTGCTATGCGCTGGCTTGCTGAGCACGACTTGAGCATGAGCGTGTAGGGGTGTTACACAACCATCCGACTGGTATACCCTGCTAAGTCAACCATGACAAGCGCACCCTGCGAAGCAGGGGGGCTGTACAGCCTGGCAAGGCTGGGCAGCCAAGCACGAAGTGCTTGCGCTGGAATGAGCGATTTCCAACAGGGGGGCTCCGCCGGGGGTATTTATAGATTTCCGCCAACGCGTGGGTACACCCTAGCTCCGCCCCTGGACACCCCCTGTGAAAAGTACCCCCCTCCCAAACGAACGCTAAGCTCAATATTTTTTAAAGAAATCTTAATCAGTACAAAAATCTGCAAAAAGTGCCAAAAACCTGTCTTATATATAGAGGACTATTACAGGTATACCGGAATCTTAAACAAAGAAGGTATATATACCTTTAGGGGGCAGTGTGCCCAGGAGGCTGTAACAATGAGAACCAGGCTCCAGAAGGCTCAGCTCTACGTCGATGAGGCTAAAGAGGCCCTTAACCTCTCCCAGTGGGAGATAAAGGTCCAGGACTATCCATCGGCTGAAGATGCTTACGCGGACATCGAGCCCCATGACTACCTCTGGCACGCCAAGCTCCGCCTCTCAGAGGACTTCTGGAAAGAAAAGCCGGAGGATCAGGCCAAGATCGTGGCCCACGAGCTGCTCCACCTGCACTATGCCGGTGTCGAGCGAATAATCAACAGCCTGGAGTCAAGCCTGGGTAACGCCACCCATGAGCTACTCTCCAAGTTTTGGGATATAGAGATCGAACGAGCTGCGGACGCGTTGTCCGGCCCAGTCGGGGGGCTACTACCGACACCAGATTTCGGGGGGAAGTAGCATGCCGATGATCGAAGGGAAGAAGTTCCCATACACCAAGGCCGGTAAGAAGGCCGCCAAGTCCTATGCTGCGAAGCATGAGAAGGGCGAGTCCAAGAAGGAAATGATCATGGAGTACGGCAAGGTCAAGAAGAAGGGCAAGAAGAAGAAGTAATGCCTGGCAAGAAGGGTCTCTACGCCAACATCAACGCGAAGCGTAAGCGGATTAAGGCCGGCTCTGGCGAGAAGATGAGAAAGCCAGGGTCAAAGGGAGCTCCTACTGCAAAGGACTTCAAGCAATCCGCTAAAACAGCTAAGTCTGAGTAACAAAAATTTCGCCCGCTTCGCGGGCTAGGGGGGATAATCGGATGGCACCAAAGGGATTCAAGCTTGCCGGTCGAGGCCGGAGGCAGATCAAGGGCTCAATCGGCGGCGGCGGCGGCGTACGGGTGCGTTCTAAGGGGCGCTCCGGCGTCGGCGGCGGCACAGGTACCGGAACCACCCCAGGTGGAACGCCTCCAGGCGGAACACCTACAGGGTACGTCAAGGATCCGAATGATCCCACCCTGTTCCGGGACAGGGGCGGGGCATTTACCACCGAAGGATACGTGAATGTGCCAGGCGGACGAGTTTTCGTCCTTCCTGGAGACACCATGTCCGAGGCCATTGGCCAGGGCAAGGGTCTTATTGGAATGGCCAAAACTGAGATGTCTCGTTCGGCTGGCGGATCATACACACAGGGCGGGTACGTCCGCACCGGACAAAAGGGTAGCCGATCTGTAACCAGGGTTCGCGCAGGAGATACTCGCAGCGAAGTAATCGGCGCGTCACGTGCTGCCACCAGGTCTGCAGTTAGCTCAGCATCACGAGCAAGGTCACAGGCAACAGCACGCATGGCTCAATCTGCCAGCGAGCGAGTTGGGGTTGGCGTAAGGGCATCTTCACCGGCAAGGTCAACTGCCCCTAGAGGCGCCACAGGGCCTTCTTCCGCAGGATCTGCGCCACGGGCAGCAGCACCTAGGTCAGCAGCCCCACGCGGGGCCGCAAGTCCTTCTGCTAAGGCCTCGGTAGCCGCAAAGGCTCCGACTCCAGTGAAGAAGCGCTCGACCACCGCACGTAAGGCGATGTAGGCTGGATCCACGACCAGCCCTTCCTGGGGGTGGGCTCGCTGCTGGGCCCGCCCCCACCATATTGAGGTATTGAATGAATAAACCGCGGGATTACCGTAAGGAGTACGATACGTACCATGGTAAGACCGAGCAGGTCGAAAACCGTTCGTCGCGCAACAAAGCTAGACGTAAGGTCAAGGCCGCTGTTGGAGAAAATAAAATCCGCGGTAAAGACATCGACCACAAGAACGGAAATCCAAAGGACAACCGCAAGTCTAACCTTCGGGTTATGAGCAAGTCCAAGAATCGGAGTAAGAAGTAGATGGCAACATTTAGGTTTGTCGGCAGGAACATAAACATTCACTGGAACGGCTACGACATTGTAGGACCGGCCGGAACAGTGTTCTCAATTCCTGACCAGCTATACGAGGAGTTCGAGTCCGATCTACGGGGAGCGGAGCCGTCCCTGGAGTGGATTGACACCAACGAGTTCCTGACTCTTACGAACAGCGTCTCCGCGTCCTCTATATCTGGCGCATTTCCGATCTCCGCAACTTCAACCACCTCGGGGAAAACAATCTCAATCGTATCTACGTCTGCTTCAGACGGGTACGTCCTCACTGCAAATGGGTCCGGAGGAGTTGCGTGGGAAGCTCTCCCTGGCGACGCCACGGGGATCACCAACATCATCGGGACTTCGCCGATCAGTGCCGCTGTTTCTGGAACTCAGGCCACAATCAGCCTAACAGGAACCTACGTCACGAGCGTGGTTGGCACGTCACCGATCTCCGCGACTGGCACAACGGCAATTACCGTCACCATTGACCAGACAGCACTGACCGCGGGGGCAGCTACCACCTCTGAGGCACTGCGGACTTACGTCAAGAACTCCTCTGGCAGCACGATTACCAAGGGTCAGGTCGTCTACGTCACTGGCGCAGACGGCACGAACGCCCTGATTGGGCTTGCAACCGCCTCCACCGAGGCTGGATCGTCCAAGACTTTGGGCATCGCCGCCAACACGATGACAAATAACGCCTTCGGATACGTCATTGAGAACGGTCAGATCTCAAATGTAGACACTTCGGCAGCAAATGCCGGTGATTCCGTGTGGCTTGGAAACGCGCCGGGGTCGTATACCTTTGCCAATCCTCCAGCAAAGCCGAGCAACTCGGTATACCTGGGCGTGGTCACCAAGGCAAACGTCTCTACGGGGGAAATCCTTGTCAAGGTGCAGAACGGCTACGAACTTAACGAGCTACACGACGTCAATGCTGGGTCACCAGCGGACGGAGAGGCCCTCATCTGGCAGGATTCAACCAGCCAGTGGGTCAATGGATCAGTTTCTGGTGGCGTCGGGCTTGACGCAGTATTTCTAATGATGGGAGCATAAATGGCAACGTCATATAAGGTTCTAGGACAAATTACCCCAAACGCAGCAAGCGCAACCACGCTGTACACGGTGCCTGCCGCAACGCAGACCGTGGTGTCCACAATTATCGCGTGTAATCAGAATACTTCTGCGGGAACAATAAGAATTTCAGTCAGACCAGACGGGGCAACCCAAGAGTCAAAGCATTATCTTGTTTACGACGCTGCACTTGCGTCAAACCAAACAATTGCTTTCACGCTTGGAATCACTGGAGATGCATCCGATGTAATTACAGTTCAGTCTTCAAACGCGCAGACCTCGTTCTCCGCGTTCGGATCTGAGGTGGCATAATGTCAATTGAGTCCACTGGGAACAACACGCTACTAGTAAATATTGACAGCAATGTAAGTACTGTACTTACAAATCAATCTTCTCAAAGCGCGACTCTTTCTACTGTACTTACAAATCAATCTTCTCAAAGCGCGACTCTTTCCACGGTAACTACAAATCAATCTTCTCAAAGTTCAACCCTAGCAACCATTAGCACTAACGTCAGCAGCACTTTGACTATTGCCCAGGCGCTTCAGACTGCTCCGTCAGGAAAAACTCAAAAGCAAATCAAGATCACTGCAACAACTACGTGGACTGCTCCAACTGGTGTTCAGACCGTAAAGGTCCTCGCGTTCGGTGGCGGTGGCGGATCTGGCGGAACAAACCTTACTGGAGGACAGTCGGGAAGTGGTGGTGGCGGCGCCGGGGGAATGCAACGTCTTTATATTTCAGTATCGCCAGGAAGTTCATATACAATCACTATTGGTGCGGGGGGTGCAGGCGGAGCCGCAACTAAATCAAATGGTTCAAAAGGATCAGATACAACATTTGGAGCACTTCTTACCGCCGAAGGCGGAGGGTTTGGCGCTGGAGTAACTGGCGCAAACGGAGGAGATGGCGGTTGCGGTGGTGGCGCTGTTGGGGGCTCAAGTTACATTCGTGGTGGTGCTGGTGGAGGGGTTCTTGGACATGCAGAAACTGGCTCTTATGGTCTTTCATTATCTCGCTCTGGCGGAAAAGGAAATCAAGGTGGATCAGGTGCTGGTTCATCAGACTCTGCTCCAGGTAATGTTGATGCACGAGGCGGAATTGGATACAACGGATTTGGTGGTGGCGGAGGAAGCGTTGGACAAATATCCAACTTTGTTGGTGGCAGGGGAAGCCACGGTGGAGGAGATGGGGCGGGAAACAATGGAACACCTGCCGCAACTGATGGGGCTGTGAACACTGGCGGTGGTGCTGGCGGACAAACTTGGGGTGGCGGAGCACGTGCCGGTGCATCTGGTGGTTCTGGCATTGTCTTTCTAACGTGGTGGGAGTAAATAATGGCACATTTTGCAAAAATTGAAAACGGAATCGTTACAAATGTAGTTGTGGTTGGTGACGACCACGAACACGATGGTCAGGCATTTCTAAACTCCATTGGTCTTGATGGAACGTGGGTTCAAACCAGTTTCAACGCAAGGATCAGGGGAAAGTTTGCTGGCATCGGAGACATCTATGACTCTGTAAACGATGTGTTTGTGCAACCAATCCCAGAGGAGCCAGAGGCACCAGAAACAGAAGAGGTTGTCCCAGAATGAGCATTAACACAACCTCTGAACTGAGTTCAGTCAACACCTCGCAGATTGTCGATGGGGCGGTAACCTCGGCCAAGATCGCAGCTGGGGCAGTTGGATCTGCAGCCATTGCGTCTGGTTCTGTTGTTGCTGCATCAATTGCTGCTGGGGCCGTAGGTTCTGCTGCGCTGGCATCTGGATCAGTAAACTCATCGATCCTAGCAAGCAACGCTGTCGTTGCCGCTGCCATTGCTGCTGCCTCAGTTGGAACTGCAGCTATGTCATCAGGTTCAGCAACGAATGGGCACGTCCTTACCGCAAACGGAAGCGGAGGGGCTTCATTTCAGGCGGTGTCTGCTCGAGAGGGAAAACTTGTTTCTGGAATTACCACCGTATCCACATCGTCAATCTCATCGTTTACTGGCGAATATATGCTAAAAAACCTTCGAAATGGAGATATTAACGTTGTCGTATCCTCTGCTACGTCAACAGTAAATGGATATGGGTTTGTTAGGGTTGCTGCCGCAAGCAATATGACAAAGATTATTAAAAAGGCTCCATTTATTGACTGGTCAAGGCAGCAAATTTCTCCGCAAAACAGCGGAACACAATGCGCAACCGACGGGAAAACAATTGTCGCAGCGGATACTGGCGTTATTGGAACAATTATAATTTCTAGCGATGGCAGAACGTTCTCGACATCAAGTATTGGAAGCGGAATATTCCTATTTGCTTATTATGGTGATGGTGTTTTTGTGGTTGGCGGTACAGGTGGATATCTTTACACAAGTCCAAATGGCGCTTCGTGGACAGAGAGGACATCTGGATTTTCCACAACACACATACGGTGGGGTACGTACGGAAATGGAACCCACGTGATAATTGGCGACTCAGGAAAACTTTCATACTCTACGAACGGAGGAGTAACGTGGACCAACACTAGTCCATTTGCTGCTGGTAATTCAACTGTTAAATTTGGGAATAATCTCTTTGTAGTAGTTGGATCACAAAATAGTGGGACACCGCTTTACACTAGCACAAATGGACAATCTTGGACCCAGAGGTCAGCGGGAACAGGAGGAGCAAATCTTAGTGATTCTGCATACGGCACTGGTGGATGGATCGCAATAAGCGGTAACACGTGCTCAAAGTCAATTGATGGAGTAAATTGGACATCAAGTTCAAACGTAACAGGGTCGTATATTGATTTCGTAAACAAATACTGGATTGCGTATAATGGGGCAACGGCAAAAGTGTCGACTGATGGGACAAACTGGACCGAGTATACAACGACAGCCCATAACGGTAAGGGCGCTACGTACTACCAAGGATCTGATGAGATAATTTCTTCTGGCAGCAGCCCAAACGCCTTCTTCTCGTTCTTAAGAACGTCTTCTGGTGCTATTGACGTGGAATTCTTGCCGATATCATATCAATCTATTACGTCATAAAGGAGGACCATGAGATACAGATACGAAGTTGACGAGAAAAACACCCTAAGAATTTGGGATTTAGAGCAGCCAAACCATAATGGAGATCCGATTATTCTTCAACCAGATTTTCCAGACGCAACCCCGTGGACACTTGAGCAGGCTGAAGAGTGGGCAGCGGACTGGATTGAAATGATGACGAATCCAGAATTTGAATTCTATCCAAAAGAGGGTCCGTTATCTGAAAGGATTTCTAGGAGATCTAGCTAATGACTGACTATCCCCAGCCCCAGGGCCGATTGAGGGGTAAATGACCATGGGGGAGATCGAACAAGACTGCGGATGCTAATGTAGAAAGGAGCCCAGCGTGGTAAGGCTTGCAGCCATTTTAGCCTTGACGTTGCTTCTTTCCCCCGTGAGTACACTTGCCCTTGAGGGCACGGACGAGTGGGATCAGAAGATCGACTCCAACGGCATCATCACCCTGACCGACGGGACGATCCTCATCCAAGGGTCGAATAACGCAGGTCCAGGATATCCGTGGCAGAACACGGTAACTGGATTGACGACCAGTTCGTCGCTCGGAGAGACAGTCTCCTTTGACTGGTCATACTGGACCACTGATGGTGCGTTCTATGACCGGGCACAGATGCTTCTCGACGAGAACTGGGTTGATCTTTCTATCTGGGATCAGGCTGGATATAACTCTCTCCAGCAGAACGGTACGCAGGCAGTGTACATTGCCGCAGGCGGGATCTTTGGATTCCGCATCCTAAGCACTGATTCTTGCTGCGGAGCAGGATTCCTACAGATTACCAACACAACCTGGGTAGTGGGCCCGGCCCCAACCCCAACACCGGAGCCTTCTGTTGATCCATCTCCAGAACCGAGCCCAACGCCAGAGCCTACGCCCGAGCCGACGCCAACGCCGGAACCTACTCCGACGCCTGAGCCGACTCCGGAGCCTACGCCAGAGCCAACTCCTGATCCAACTCCTGAACCGACTCCAGAACCTGAGCCCTCGGTAGAGCCGGAGCCAAGTGAAGAACCAGAGCCGACTCCCGAACCCGAAGAGACGCCCGAGCCAGAGCCTTCAGAGGAACCTGAGCCGAGTCCTGATCCTACTGACGAGCCTAGTCCTGAGCCTAGCGTTGAGCCCTCTCCTGAGCCAACTGACGAACTGCCAAGTGTAGACGAGGCGGTCGAAGCAGTTGAGGAAGCAGTTGGTGAAATATTTGAAAATCTCATAGCTATTACCGAGATTGGCAGCGATCTAAACCAAGAAGAAAAAGAAGAAGCTCAGCCAGTCGCGGTTGCGGTAATTGCAAGCCAGGTCGCAAGCATTGCGGCGTCGGCAGCAATGACCACTGGAAGCGGTGGAGGCGGAGCAAGCCAGTCTTCATCTAGCCGAAAGGGGAACCGACGTGTTTAGGAACATCATTACCGACCTCATCAGCGGAGCCTGGACCGTCCTTGGTCTCCTATTTGCGGTGGTGGTCCTGCCAGAGGGTCAGACGCAGACCACGATGGCAACACTCTTTGTGCTGCTCACCATTGGATGGCTCGTCACAGGGCCACTACGCTGGAGGGAATAAGATGAAGTTCAAGGTCAAGTCACAACTCGATCACGTTGAGAAGGGCGGCATCCTAGACGATTGCGGTCCATCCAGCACGGCAGCTGCCGTCGCGTGGGCGTCCAAGTACACCGTTGACCCGTCCGCTGGCGAGGGCATCAAGGCGAAGGCAAAGGCAACAGGGTTCGTGGAGAAAGAGGGCGTGTCCGACAACGGCTCCTCCCTCGGTGACCTGATCAAGACCGCCAAGGAACTTGGTGCCAAGGCACGCTACGCCAAGTCGTGGGACGACGTCGTCATCTCCGCGCATCGCGGCGCCGGACTCATCATCTGGGTCCAGCAGGCTGTGTATTACCCGCCCGTGGAGATCAGCGAGTGGCACAAGAAGTGGCAGAACTACTGGCTCAAGAAGGACAAGAAGCACATCGCGCAGGGGTACGGACACATGACTGCCGGTGGGTGGGATGCCGTTGACGGATGGCAGTGGGCATGTCCCACGCGTTCGGGCAAGGGCAAAGAGAAGTTCGGGGTCGTAGTTACGGAAGAACAGCTTAAGCAGATTGCTGCGAGCAAGAAGAAGGTCACGGGCGGTGCGCCTCATAAGCACGTCGTCATCGTGGAATGGAAGTAAGGAGTCCCAATGTATAGCGACATAAAGTCAAGCATCCGCTGGATCATTGACAACACGGGAGTAGACGAGGCCCTCATTGAGTTTGGTCGTACTTTTATTACGGTCTCAATCTCAGTTGCACTCGGCCTCGGAATACCCCTACTGGACATCACTGGGGGAGACTTTAGAACAGTGCTTTCCGCAGGTCTGGCATCAGGCCTTCAGGTGCTGATCAAGTTCCTTGACCCAAAGAACAGCGCGTTCGGGATCAAGGAAAAGTCCGCGCAGGATAAGGCAGCGGAAGAGAAGCAGTTCGATATTTAAGTGAAGTCCATAGATCTGGCTCCGATACTCACCGGTTGCCACGTTTGCAGGAGCCCCTTTGCCGAAATGATCGGCAAAAGAATGAAAGAGGGGATGCCTGATACTAGGATTAGCAGCTGGCTAGAGTCTGAGGGCCAGTACGTCAGCCGGATCACCCTTGGCAAGCATCGGAGAGAGCATCTAACCACAGACTTCGAGCAGGCTAAGGCCGCTGCGATAAAGGTAATGGAGAAGCGAAAGAAAACTTTGAAGCCAACCTCCGGAACCGATCTTGCCTCCCTAGTCCGGGACTACACGTTTTCCGCAATAGAAAACGGCGAGCTTCTGCCCACCCTCTCGGAGGGGCTAAGGGCACAGGAAATTCTGGACAGGCGACAGGAGAAGGGCGCAGATAGGGATCTGGCCATGACCCTGGCATCAATACTCGGCGGATCAATCGTGGTAGAGGGAATAGCAACTCCAGTCGAGCCGGAACTACTTACTGAATGATGACATGGGTGTACGTCGGCGGAACGTTTGACATGTTCCACCACGGACACGCAGAGTTCCTACGAAAGTGCAGGGACTACGGCAGAGTCATTGTATCGCTGAACTCAGACGAGTTCGCAGAGCGGTACAAGAGAAAGCCGATCATGAACATCGCTGAGCGGATGGCTGCAGCACAAGCCTGCCGCTGGGTCGACAAGGTCGTTGTGAATATCGGTGACGAGGACACAGGGAAAACCATTGACTCGCTTACCGGAGTCAAAGTGATCTACATAGCTCACGGAGATGACTGGACCGGCAACTCACTCCTTGGCCAGCTAGGTATAAGCCAGGAATGGCTAGACGAACGATCAATACAAATGCTATACGTTCCATACACTCGGGGAATATCAAGCAGCGATATCATTAGGAGAATCAGTGGCTACGTTCACAGCAATTGTAACTGCTCATGCGGACGAGGCAGCAATGCTACGTACGATCAACTCCCTTCTGGCCCAGACCAGGGTCCCTAATGAAATCATTGTCCTGGCTAGTGATATTAGCCTCTCTGAAGCTGAAAGAGCGTATCCGGCGATCAGGTTCCACCCAGAGCCAAACCTTAACGACTGGGGTCACGACAAGCGGGCCAAGGGGCTTGACCTGGCGTCATCTGACTACACGGGCTGGTTCAACCATGACGACTCATACGACAAGACGTACATCGAAGTGATGATGTCTGAGGCGGAGGCAGAACACGACGCAGTCTATTGTGGGTGGTCAAAGGCCTCAACCCCAAACTTTAGATCCGGAAGTTCAACCTCTGGCAACTACATAGTTAGCACTACACTTGCCAGGGAGGCAGGGTACACGGACCGTCATTACGAGGCTGACGGAACGTTCATCGAAAAGATAGCCTCAAGGTCTAAATCATTGAAGTTCGTGCCGAAGGTACTGTACTTCCACAACGAGGTGAGGAATGGCTAGAACGGCAGCATGGCAGCGAAAAGAAGGAAAGAACCCAAAGGGTGGCCTAAACGCCAAGGGCAGGGCATCCTACAAGGCGGAGACCGGCGGAACTTTGAAGGCACCAGTCAAGAAGGGGGATAACCCCCGCAGGGCATCGTTCCTGGCCCGTATGGGCGGCATGCCCGGTCCGGAGAGGGACGAGAAGGGCAAGCCTACAAGGCTTCTACTTAGCCTCCAGGCATGGGGCGCCAGCAGCAAGTCGGACGCTAAGGCCAAGGCTCGTGCAATGAGCGAGCGCCTTAAGAATAAGAAGAAGAAGGGATCTTGAATTCTGTCCAAGGACAAGCCGCTCTCGATCTGGCTCGCGGTCGCAGTGACGTCGAGTTCTTTGCTTCTCGCTGGCTCGGTATCAAGGGGAACCCTGGACAGGTCAGATGGTGGAAGGCCTGCGCAGACCGTGCAGATGACGGATTCAGGCCAAGGTACCTCACAACCGTCGTTTCCGCTGGTAATCGTGCCGGCAAAACGCTCGCGATGGCGGTTGTCTGTCTTCATCATGCCATCTACAAACTCGGGGTTAGACCTCCCGCCGGAGGAGATCAGACGGATGCGATCAGGTGGATCAATGACCCGTACGAGTGGTACCACGTCGGAATCCAGCAAGAGACCGCAGAACTTGTTCACCGCGAAATTGCAATGATACTGCAGGGTGCGCATCCGGCCCAGAAGGGTCGAGGGTGCCCCCTAACAAAAGAGCTCGGCAAGGTTGCCGACTTTGAAAAGAAGTACCGAGGGGAGTACCTGTGGATAAAGTTCAACCCAATTCTGGGCGGGGCCAGCATCCACTTCCGAACGACCCAGGACAAGGCGAAGGCGCTCTTGGGCAAGGACATGCAGGGAATCTCATTCGACGAGGCAGCTTTCGAGCCTCACTTGATAACAATCTACCAAGAAGTGCTCAACCTGCGCCGTCTGTCTACCGGAGGGCCTCTACACTTCATCGGAACCCCAACCGAAGGCTACAACGACTACTCGGATCTCTGGGAGATGGGAAACCCGGAGAACCCAACCAGGGACGACCAGTTCATATCGTTCCGGTTGTCCACGAGGGACAATATCGGATACGGACTACGTCAGGAAGATTTCGACGCGGTCGTTAGACAGCAAGCTGAGTACCTAATCCCTCAGAACGTAGACGGGTACTTCATCGAGTCCCGTAAGGCGTTCTTCTCGTCTCAAGGAGTCGAGGCCTGCTTCGATAGCACATTGGAGGTCGAGGATGCGCCAAAGTCGGCTCACCGTTACGTCCAGGGTTGTGACCCTGGTATTTCGTCCGACGCAACATGGGCGCTCACAATCGACATCACAAAGCGCGTTGCGATGCAAGGAGTTAGGGCCCGGAAGCGTTCCGGCAAGCAGACGATCACCGCAGTCGTCAACATGGTCCGAGAAGGACATCTCCTTTACAGTTCAAGCGCACAGTGCACTACGGTAGTCGACTCTACCGGTATGGGCGGGAAGCTCTTCCGCGAAGAGTTCTCAATCATAAAGCCACTTAGAGACTTCGACTTTGGTGGGACCAAGTCAAAGAAGCTTGAGCTACTAAACGATCTAAAGACAATCATCGACAAGGGCCAGATCAAGTTCCCAAGAGGGGGCATCTGGGAAGATCTACGGAGGCAACTCTTGGCATACAAACTAGATGACAAGAAGATCGAGCAGGACGCCGTAATGGCACTTGCAATCGCCGTCCGCTATGCAATAAGGAATCCCGAGAAGGCCGCGGCGAACGTGGCCTTTTCCTATTTTGGAGCTGCTGAATAATGGCTAAGGTAAGAGGCGT